CAGGGTAATCAACTACCAGGCGAAGCAGGACCTTTTGTTGGTATTGTTAAAAACAATATCGATCCTACACGTGCGGCCAGGTTACAAGTATACATTGAACAGTTTGGTGGTCCTGATGAACTAGATCAATCAAACTGGCGAACTGTAAATTATCTTCCACCGTTCTTTGGGTCAACAGAACACTCAGGAGCATCAGTTGGTTCAGGTAATTTTGTTGGCAATAAACACAGTTACGGAATGTGGTTTACACCACCCGACATTGGCACTAAAGTATTATGTTTCTTTGTATCAGGTGATCCAGGGAATGGTTACTATGTAGGTTGTATCCCGGAAGATAGTCTAAATCATATGGTACCTGCTATTGGTTCAGCAAAAGAATATGAAGTAGGGGAAGGAGCAAAATCTCTTCTCACAGGTGCTACCCAAGTTCCTGTAACAGAAATTAATAATGAAGATCCGGCAATTAACGAGAACCCACAGTTCTTTAAACAGCCTAAGCCAGTACACGATGTATTAGCTGGGTCATTATTTAATCAAGGACTGTTAAAAGACAACGTAAGAGGACCAATAACATCAACAGCACAGCGTGAGTCGCCTAGTAATGTATTTGGAGTATCAACTCCAGGCAAGCCAATATACTCAGGAGTCAAAGGTGCTGACCAGAGTAGTATTAGATCTAAACTGCAAAGTGGTGAGCTAAAACCAGAACAAGTAAAAGTTGTTGGCCGTAACGGTGGACATTCTATTGTGTTAGACGACGGGGATCTTGAAGGTAAAGATCAACTAGTAAGAATTAGAACAGCCAAAGGTCATCAGATTATAATGAGTGATGACGGCAACTGTTTCCATATTATTCATGCTAACGGCCAGTCGTGGTTAGAGTTTGGTCAAGAAGGTACTGTAGATGTATTTGCTACAAACTCTGTAAACGTGAGAACACAGGGTACTATTAACTTGCATGCCGATAAAGATATTAATATGTATGCCGGTGGACATATCACTAGCTACTCGCAACTATCAACAAGGATGGAGGCACAAACAGAATTCTCAGCAACTGGTATTGCTGAAGCAAAGTTATATAGTAAACAATTTGCCGGAGTACGCAGTGATAATACAGCGGCCGTTGAAGGTGGAAAACTGTCAAGCATGAACGGTGGCGACAGAATGGATATCAAAGCAGGCATTATTAATCTTAACAACGGTGGTGGCGTTCCTGTTTCTCCTAATGTATTACTTAAGAAAAACAAAGTTAGTGACACGGTATTAAGCAACAACGGTTGGGAAGTAGAGTACAGTACACTAGAAACGATTGCTACTAGAGTACCAAGCCACGAACCGTGGCCTTATCATAATCTAGGTGTTGAAAATTCAGTGCAGTTAGGTAAAAAAGAAACATCAGTGCTAAAATCAGCCATAGCTACTAAAGTAGCAAACGTTGATAGCAACTTACCTACCAATGAAATTAATGCCAGTGACTTTGCTAAACAAGAGTCAGCTACTAAATCAATCGGCAGTTTAGATGAAGATCAACTGACTGGTTTGATGGCTCAACGTGCAAATGATGTTGGACAAGAATTTACAGATATATCTACGGACAAAGGTGTAGGCGCATATGGAATATCGCCGGACCAACTTGAAACAGCAGGATTTTTAAAACCAGGCACAGTATCTAGATATATCAAAGATCCTGCTTCAACAGTAACTGACGGGTTTGGCACAATTACAACACAGTTAGAATCAGTTCTTAATAATCCAAACGTATGGACTGGCAAAGGCGGAACAAATAATTTACTTGGCTTTCTGAATAACAAGATAGTACAAACTATTGCACAACAAGATGTTTTATCAAGTAGTTTAAGTACACTAAAAGCCAAAGGCATAGTGTCAGGGAACGAAAGCCCATTAGACCTAGGCGGTATATTGCAAGCAAGTTCGGCCTACGGTGCTGATGCTGTAGCAAATTGGGCTAATAACCAAGGTGGCAACAGCTTAATTAATGCAGGTATTGAACAAACAGCACGTAACGGCAAGTATGCAATTAACTTTATTGATACTAAAATATCAAATCTCAGCAAGAGTTTTAGTAATCCTGGTGCGTTTGCAGGTACTACAGACAGAGAAACATTAGATAACAACGTTAGTAAGATTATTGCTGACCAACGTGCAATACCACCAAAGCATACTAGATAAATAATACACAATGGCACAATTCTATGGATACAGTTCAATTGGCAGAAACAAAAAGTTTCGCTTAGAGAACCTTGAATTAATTAAAAGAGATCTACTCAATAATCTTTTAATAAGACAAGGAACACTTCCAGGTCGACCTAATGTTGGCACTGATCTATGGAACTATTTGTTTGAAAGTATAGACGATGCAACATTAACACAACTTGATAATGAAATGCGTAAGTCAATACAACGTGATCCAAGAGTTAAAGTTGAAGAAATACTTTTCTTCACACAAGATAATGGATTATTGTGCGAAATTTCAGTTAAAACAGTAATGTCTAGTACTACTGAAATGTTTAGATTATTCCTCAATACAGACGACCTCACAGCTACCTACGTATAATATACCCACTTAACTAAAGTGATAAATACTTATAATAAAGGAATTATAGGTATTCTATGGCTAAGACTACAAGACAGACCGCTATATTCGGAGCGGAAGATTGGAAAAAGTTATACCGAACTTACAAAGAAGCAGACTTCCAAAGTTACGACTTTGAGACCCTACGTAAGTCAATGGTTGACTATCTGAGATTATATTATCCAGAAACATTTAACGACTATACAGAGTCAAGTGAATTTGTTGCACTACTAGACCTCATGGCATTCATGGGACAAGGCCTGGCATTCCGCAACGACTTAAACACTAGAGAAAACTTTTTAGACACAGCAGAGCGTAGAGACTCAGTAACTAAATTAGCCAAGTTAGTGGGTTACACTCCTAAGAGAAACTTAAATGGAAACGGTTTCCTAAAAGTAACAGCAGTGTCAACAACAGAGTCAGTGTTAGACTACAACAACTTTAACTTATCGGGCATAACAATTAACTGGAATGATGTTACTAACCCAGACTGGTTAGAACAGTTTAATGCTATAACAAATGCGGCAATGATTGACAGTCAGCGTTTTGGTCGTCCAGGCAATACAACTAAAGTACTTGGAGTACAAACAGACGAATATCAAATTAACTTACCGACAAACGTAATGCCTGTCGCAGGCTTTTCAAGTGAAGTTGACGGTGTGACCATGGACTTTGAAATTGTTTCAGGAACAGCCGTAGATAAAACTTATGTGTACGAGCAAAGCCCACAACCTGATGGTGCATTTAATGTATTATATAAAAATGATAAACTAGGATATGGTTCAGAAAACACTGGTTACTTCTTTATGTTCAAACAAGGAACACTGAGCAATCAGGACTTTACACTTGTTGATCGTATTTCGAATAGAGTTGTCGACTTAAACGTTGAAGGAGTTAACCAAGATGACATATGGTTATTTAATGTATCTCAAGATGGCAATGTGCTAACTGAATGGAGAGAAGTTGATAACATTTTTGCAGTTGATTCAAAAGCGTCCATTGGCGAGCGTGAAGTTTATCAAGTTAATACAAAAACAAACGACCAAGTACAACTACAGTTTGGTGACGGTACATTTAGTAAAATACCGTTAGGTGAATATAGAAGTTATATTAGATCATCAAATGGTTTAGAATATGTTATTAATCCTGAAGAGATACAAAACATACAGGTACCACTTAACTATATAAGCCGTAACGGTAGAATAGAAACTTTAACACTAACAGTGTCATTGCAGACAGCAGTTTCAAATTCAAAAGCTAGAGAAAATATTAGTGAAATAAAAGAAAGAGCACCTGCGGCATTTTACACACAGAATAGAATGGTAAACGGCGAAGATTATAACAATTTTCCGTTTACTAGATTTACAAGTATCTTAAAATCAAAAGCATTAGCCAGAACAGGTGTTGGTATCAACAGACAGTTGGACTTATTAGATCCAACAGGCAAATATTCGTCAACGACAGCATTTGCTAGTGATGGCATGTTTTATAGATCATTTACAGATCCTACTAAAACATTTAGTTTTGTAGATACAAATGATATTGCTGATGTAATTCAGAATACAGTAGAACCAATTCTCAAGTCCAGAGCAATAACACATTTTTACTATGACAAGTATCAACGTGTTAGTTTGTCAGGCATTACTTGGAATCAATCAACAGCTATTGTTAATCAAACAACCGGATACTTTACAGATGATGTAAGTGGCGGGACAGTATCAGTGGCACTTACATCAAGTAAAACAAAATATATCCAGGAAGGTGCGTTAGTTAAATTTGAACCACCAGCGAATCAATACTTTGACGCTAACAACAGATTACAGTCCGGTGTACCAACTAAAGCTAATGAAAAATTGGCACTATGGGCAACTGTAACTAACTTAGTGTTAGATGGCACTAACTTTGGTCAAGGTAATTTATCAAATGGCACAGGCCCAATTACATTTAACGAATACCTACCTACTGGATGTGTTCCTACAGAAGTTATTCCTAAATTTATTACTGACCTAACAGTACCATTTGAAAATAAATTAATTGATCAGATTGAAGTTTATAGAGATTTTGGTATTGGCTATGATGAAGAAGCTAGTGAATGGTATGTCATTGCAACAGACAACCTAAATGAAAATGCTGAGTATGATCGAAGTTTTGCTAAAAATACAGATGGTCTAAATAGAGATGCAAGTTGGTTAATACAGTTTACAACAGATGGTGAAATATACACTATTAAATTCCGTAATCTAGTTTATTACTTTGCATCAGTACAAGAGAATAGATTTATATTTGATTCAAGTACAAAAGTATACGATCCTAAGACAGGTAAAACAGTTACTGACAACGTTAGTGTATTAAAAGCAAACACTAAACCAGATGCCAATGAAAACTTAACAACTGATGTTAGATTAGACATTGTTGGTCAGGAAGTTGAAACAGATGGATTTGTTGACAACTTTAAAGTGCTAGTAAGTTTCTCTGATAAAGATCAAGACGGTATAGCAGATAACCCAGACATCTTTAAGGATCTTGTAAATCCTACAGTAAGCCCAAACACAAAGTACGTGTTCTTTGAACGCCAGACTGACTTTGACAACTTAGAAAGATGGGTTCCGCTATCAGGCAATATTATTAATATGATGTATGCTGACCTTGACGGTATTGAACTTAAGAAAAAAGAATACTTAAATGGTCAGGTATTTTATGCTTACACGACTAACAAATTTTATAAATTATCAATTACAGGCAGTGAGTTTACAATTACAGAGACTACAGACTATCGTGTGTCAGTGGGCAGACAAGACTTGTACTTCCAGTATAAGCATAACTCACCCAACACACGTAGAATTGATCCTGCATTAACAAACATTATTGATTTGTATCTTGTGACAAACACATATTATACAAATTACACAAACTGGATTAAAGACTCAACAGGTAAAGTTGCTAAAGCAATTGAACCAACTATTGATGAACTGTCATTGGCCTACAACACTTTAGAAGATTACAAGATGGCTAGTGATGGATTGATTCTTAATTCTGTAACATTTAAACCTTTGTTTGGAGAAAAAGCAAGTTTAGAGTTACAGGGAAAAATTAAAGTTATTAAACAGAGTGGGATTGTAGTGTCAACAGGTGAAATTAAATCACGTGTAATTGAAGCATTAAATGAATACTTTACAATTGACAAGTGGGACTTTGGTGATACGTTTTATTTCTCAGAGCTATCAGCATACTTACACGAGGAACTAGGGGATATTGTTTCTAGTGTAGTAATTGTACCAACAGACCCAACAAAAACATTTGGTGACTTATACGAGATTCGTTGTGCACCAAACGAAATATTTGTTAACGCGGCATTGGTCAATGACATTGAAGTTATTGACGCACTAACAGCCGGTGCACTTAAAAAGAACTAGGATAAACAATGGCAAGATTTACTAGAACA